TTTACTTTATCTATTTCATCTAAAAAATCTTTAGCATTACCATTAATTTCAATAATTAATTTTTGATCTTTATCCGCCATTATTTACTATCCTTGGATTTATTTTTTTCATAACGAGATTGTAATTCTTTTAAAGCATCCAATGCTTGTTGTTCTTGATCTGCTTCCTCTTCTTCTGAAATATCGTGAAATTTTATTCTTGGTTTAAGTTTCTTACCTTGAAGTGCTGCCTGTACTTCTAGCTCTTCATAAGATTTATCTCCTATTACGGTAAGTAACATATGTAATTGACGTAAAGTCAATTGATAAAATTGATCTAATGTATATCCATATCTTTTTGCAACTGTATCGAAATAACCTACATAGCAAGGGGTTCCTTCATTCTCTGTACCTTTTATTTCTTGAAGCTCTTTATATCTTTTTTTATTTTTAATAAGAGGCATCGATAGCCTGATAGATAAATTTAATGCCTCGTACATTTTTGCTGATTTATCTACTATAGAATCTTTTCCAGATAATACTTCCTTTTTAAACTCTATTATGGAGTTTTTAAATTCTGATTTGTTTATTACTAATATCCATATAATATTAAGAAGCTCTAAAGCATCCTTCTTTATATAATTAAAAATTTCATCTAAAGATCCGTATCTTTCTTGAAGTAATACTTCCTTTTGGAGAGTTAAAAGAGATATAGAAATATCTTTATCATTAATCTTGATAACCGGATTTGAGGGGCTTAGCTCTGAAACTGTAAAACTCATCTACACTCCTATAATCAAATTGTATAATTTTTATACAAATAAAGCATGTCCTTTTTTGTCTGACATTTTGTTGACACAAAGCGTCTTACGTGATATGATGGTTTCATCAGGGAGAAATTATGAAATATAAATTAGAATTAAAAAAAGTAAATCAAGAAATAGAAAAACTAGAAAAAGAATGGGATTTAGCAGATAAAAATAATGATTACCGAAAATGCGAGAAGATAACTGAAATATTAGAAAAAAAGAATAAGCTTAAAGAAGGATTGGAATTTATAATTAAATTTGGTGCGCCATAGGAGGGGATATGAGTATAAGGTTGAAAAAAAGTAAGAAAAACAAAACAAGTAAAATAAGCTTTAGATGTTTAGAGGAAGAAGAAAATAAACTGCAGCAGAAAGCAAATATATATACTGATGGTAATTTATCGGAGTATCTACTTTTTGCTGGTTTAAATTTTGTACCTAGTAAAGAAGACTTTGAAGAAACCAATAAAAAAGGGAGAAAGAAATGAAAGTATTAGTTTTATTGTTCTTAATTGTATCTTGTGCTAGTTCAATAATACCAAAAGAACAAAGAAAATTAAGTATTATTGAAGAGACTAATAATGATTATGAGGATGCTATGATTTATATTGCTAAATCTTTTGGGGATAGTTCTAAAGCAGTTAAGTATCATAATGAGCAGAAAAGAACTATTATCATAAAAGGAAATACCGAATGCAATATATTCAGGCAGTGGGGTGATCCTAATAAATATCTTTTACAATTTACTGCTACAATTAGATTTAAAGTTGGAAAAGTTCACTTGCTATTTGAAAATCTATATATCTCTAGTAGATTAGGCCAACCGGTTTCATGGGGATATAATCAATTATCTGATGATTCAAAAGTTAAAAAATCTCAGGAATGTCTTCAATCATTTATTAATGGAATTTATCAATAAAAAGGAGGGGGTTAACCCCCTCCCATATAGTTACTTGAAATCATCCGTGATTAACAAGATCCTACACCTGCTTTAGCTCTAATTGTAGCAACTTTATCTTCGCATCCATCTTGAACAAGCTTCATAGCAAGCTCAGGGATAGCAAAAGTTTGCTCTTCAAATGGGATAGGCATACCAGAACCAACAACTCTATAAAGTTCCATCTCAAAAGTATCGCCATTAGCTCGTTTCTGGCCAAGACACAGTTGACGATGTTCTGGGAAAATTGTTGAACCTGATCCGATATCAATTGTAGAAAGACCGTTGTGTGCTGATCTAACGCTAAATCTAGCGGTATCGTCTGCAGTCATTCCAATTGTACCAGAACCACCTGTAAGTTCTACACCAAGCCCAACAATTTCAACGGCTGCGCCTGTGGTAATAGTTAAAGGCGAGTCAGTAATTTTAAGATCTTCATTAAGATACTCAAGCACATTTGTTGCGCCAAGTTTCTTGAATTCGATATCAGTTAAAGCATATACGTCTACAGTCGTTGCCGTAACTGCTTTAACGATATAGATACCGTCTTTAAGATCCTCATCACTTCCAGATTTTACCGCCACAGAAGCAATCCCTGTTGCGGCGTCTAGAACAGATTCATTAAGAACATTAGCAAAATCCCCTACTGTACCAGTAGCAGAAGCAGCAGTAGTAGTAACACTTGCTCCTAGGAAAAGTTCAAACATAAAATCAGGCATAGATTTAACTGTAGCAGTCCATTCACTAGAAATGGTTTTCGATTCAACTGCCCATGCGAACTTGTTGGAACCTCCGAATAGCTCCTCGAATTCACTAGAAAGTGTCATCGTACCTCCACCTAGAACTTTCAAAATACCATATGGCAATCCATCACTTATCCTAAAAGGACAAATTGAATGAATACCATAATTAATTCTATTGTAACCAAAACTCATTTTTACCTCACTGTTTAATTACTTTTTCGGTTTTAAGATTTGGCAAAAACATTTTGTGCACTTCTATAGCTTCTCCCTTCTTCAGTTCGTAATAAAACTCATTCATTTTAATTACAAAATCCTTTAAAGGCATAACTTTTTTAAGGTCACTTTTTGTTTTTACTTCCTCTTTTTCTTTTTTCACATCTTCCATAAATACTCCCTTACTCTAATTAGCAGTCACTGAGGCCGTGACTTCTAGGCCAATTGTGAGTATTACTTTTTTATTACTATATGGAAAAGCATCAGGTCTGAGGCTAGACACCAGAGGTTTAGCATAATTCCGAAATACATCGGGATTTTTCATGATAACCTGCTTTAATGCTCTTCTATATCGTAAAAGTTTATATAATGTATTTGATCTTTGCGATTCTCCTTTATCAATAGTAGCTATTTGAAATGTGATAACAACATCTTCAATAAAATTATCTACATTAGCTTCTCTTGGCGGAGTATCAACTAGACCATACTGAATCCAAAATCCTTTATAATTAAGTATCCTTGAATCTAATGTTTCAAAAATATATTTATCAGTTGGTATATGATCTAAAGTTAAAGAATCATTTTTTTCTGCATTAATACAATCAATTTCATCATTTAATTTTTCTTTAAATAATGTTTCTATATCTTTAATCATTAATTCTTCATCATAAAACATTATTTAACCTTTCCTGTTACAATTTGTTTAATATGTTCTTGTATAATAGCTTTCCATCTTTCACGTCTTCCGTAAAGCCTGGAATCTTTAGATTTATCTCCCGGCCCTCCTGTAATAAATATAAATTTACGTTGAGGTAAAGTTTTTCTAGGAGCATCACTTTGGTGAAATTTGCCGTAAGGAACGGATGTACCTATTTGAAGAGATTTTCTTCCTAAAAAGAATATCGAATATCTATGATTTTTAGATAAGGTAGAATCTTTTAAATCTCCGGTTTCTCCGAATAAAATTGGTGCCCATGGATGCCCTGTTTTCTTTTCTTTTAATGCTTCTGCCCTTTCTCTTTTTGTTTGATTACCGAATCCACTCATAGCATTGTAATTAAAGCCTCCTAGTGGATTATAAAGCCCTTCACTTTTAAGATTAAATAATTGTTTCTGTGATCGATAAAAATCAGAAGCAATTAACCTAAAAGGTGTGCGAAAATCATCAGTAAATCTTCCTAATGCATTAATAGATCTTTCAAAATCTTGATTATTTCTAATAGTCCATTTAAAAGGTTTATTATTGCTTTTTCTTACCAATTATCTGCTCCTTTCTCAAATATTCTGCCAGTTGTCGCTTTAACAGACATCTTATTCTTTTGTGTAGGAGTACCTATATAAACTGCATCGGGTAATTTCATAGTAGGTTCGCATTGACGACAAGTCTTTTTATCTTTTTCAGGAACTAGCGCTTTCATAAGCATTTCTGCTTTTTTACACCATGTAGGTTTTTTATCTGCTTCAGCATAATCATTTAAAATATCATCTACAATACAAGCAACTTTAAACATTTGAAGTTGCTTTAAAACTTTAAATGACTCGGGATTTTGTAATTCAGTTATAGGCATCTCATAAAGTGTGCCTATTTTAGAATCAATCATTGCGGTATTATTAGCAATAAATAGATCTAAATCAGTATCATCTACTGCAGCTTCTGTGTTATCTGCAAAATCTCTAAACATTGCTTTTACATCGTCTTTAGTTGCATAGCTCATGTTGACATTCCCTTTTTTCTAATTTGTTTAATCTATGAAAAATCTCTCTTACATTTTTTTCTAATTCCTCTATTCTTCTTTCTTTACTCTCACTTCTTACACTTATTTCTGCTAACTTTACTTTAACAGCATTTAAGTCTAAAAAGATTCCTCTTAAAAAGAAAGCATTAACTGATAATCCTAAGGTACACAATGAACCCACAATACTGATAATAACAATATATTCAATTTTCATCTTCTATCCTTGAATCGATTATAACCTCAAAGAATTCTTCATCGAGGAATGTATTTTCATCATATATTTTTTTAGCTTTTGCTATATTATTACATTTTAAATTTATATAAGGAAAAACACATTTAAAACATTCAGCTACTAGTTCAAAACAGTACAGATTTTTATTTCCTATTTTAAACATATAGTCGTACTCTATATCTTTAAAACCTAAAGCAGCATCTTGAATAGCATATTTAAATTTATCATAATCTCTTATAAATGTTGGTTTACATCCTATAACTAAATCTTTGGTAGTTAAAAAGGTAACTAAATCAGTTAATACCGCTCCTTTTCCAGTTGCTTCTGCTACATATCGAATATCAGTATGATCAATTTTTCCTATGTAAATACCTGCATGTTTTATTTCAGTAGGATTAATTAAATTGGAAAGTTCTCCATTTGTTTTAGTTAAAAACACTGTACCTATTTCGATACTTTCTCTCCATTTATAATAATGTATTCCTGTTATTTTTTTATGAGTAAAAGGGAAATGCAGCTTTCCCCAAAACTTTATAAAAGGTGTTAATATTCTAAATAATAAATCAATCATAATTACGCCTATGAAGTAACTACCTCATGAAAAATTAAATTAAATCCTACAGTTTTATCTGAGGCAGTATCATTCTTATAGGTAACAATAATTTGCATGTGTTCAAAAACATCAGCATCGTAATCCGATTTATCTGAATAAAGTAATTCTGATACTACAACATCAAAACCGAATTGGTTTAATAAAATATCCGCCGGCATCCCATAAGCTGCAGCTATATTAGCATCTACAGGAGATTTAACAAGTAAGTCTACACGATCTAAAGCATTAGCATCTATAATTTCAAGCTTATTAATTTTGGCCTTTGTGTAGGGTACTACAAAGACAATATCCTTCTCTTGCCCAGCTGGAATAGTCTCTTTTACTCCATGCTTACGACGAAATAATTTAGAGCCATCCTTTAACACTTTTGTAGCAAATGGTTCTCTTGAGTAGAAACTTCCAATCTTTTTATTAGCATTAGGTAGATAATTAGCTTCGTAGTTTTCATTTTCATCCTGATCCAATGAATGTTTAAAAATTAATGGGCCGTCAATGGCCACCAATTGATACTGATCATTGGTTTTATAACTAAAATGATCTAGCAGTTTGCTATTCACTTCATTTTTCCAATCTAAATAATTTAAATTAATTGTAATCATATCATTCCTCAACTTCACCGATAAAAATACTATAAGCCTGTAAATCCCTTCTTTGACTACTAGAGTTTGATTTTGCAAAAATTTTTACACTGCTATAAAATTCCACTGGATTACTAAATCCTAATTTACAAATATTGCCACCTTTATGAACTTTTAGTGGGTAGGTAATATTTCTCCCATCTGTCAAATTAAAGTAATCTAAAAATGCATTAATGTCTTGCTCTAGTATAATAGAGTTATCAAGTTCAACCTTGAGAATGACATCATCATTGTTAAATTTAAATAGCGAAGTTACATAAATTCCCTTACCTTCAAAATTAAAAATTTCTATATAGTCGTCAGTAACTACAGGTAAGTTTATTTTATTTTTTGAAAAGAAATGTTTTAAGTTAGCACCTATATTAATTTTCATCTTAACCCACCTGGATAATACTTCCTAAATATTTTTTAGACTCACCTGTCTCAGATCTTGCCTGAATTTTTAATGAACTTGAGGATTTCATTGGGAAATTAGGTGTAAAATAAAAGACTTTCAACGCATCATTCCAACTTACATAAGTCTGTGGTTGAGATGCCGAATTCCAATCTGACACATCTTTAAATTTCTCAACATTGATATCAAAGATTTCAATACCATCAATCTCTAGCCTTACCCACACCTTTTTATTATTAAATGATAGCAGAAAACCTGATATTGTAATGATGCCAATTCCACTATATATATCGTAATAGGTTGTATCACTTAATACATAATCTTGATCATATTCTTGCAATATCTCTAATTCTGTACTTATTGATGTTTCAGAGTCAACGAGTAATCGCTGACTCCCATCAGGTTTAAGTATAACATCGGCTGCGTATTCTTCATCACGACCGACTATTCTCACACTCTCAGATTGTTTTTGCTCTTCAATATCAGCCATCTAAATTATACCTCTAATCCTAACAATGTACTGTAAACATCTTGTGCTTGATTATCACGGTTAGTAATTGTTATTCTAATTACTTCAGTGGCATTTGCTTTGCAGATTTTCTTTAGTGGTATTTCAATATTAGGCATCGAAGTTGAGTTAAATCCTACGAACTTAGATACTGCATTTACTAGTACTTCTACTTTTAACTTACCTGATCCACTAACCCAAACTTGTTCACCTAAGAAAGTTTTCGCTGCGGTAACTGTATAATCATGATTAACAGATGCATCCTTAGCAACTGCGGAACTTGTATTATAATCGCAAATTTCATCCCCAGCTTGATCGCTAACCATTTCTACAGGTACAGGATTGGAAGCATCTACATCAACATCTCCAATTTGAAGATTAACATTTGCATTTAAATTATCATGTGTTGATTGATCTACGGTAAGCGTACCCCCTGCGTCTGATATTGGTACAGGATTAGCATTATCTACATCAGCGTCACCTACTTGCAAGTTAGCATTAGCATTTAAATTATCGTGTGTACTTTGACTAACTACCGAGTTAATACTTCCATCTGCATTAACATCAAGATCGTCTGTACCATCAGTTATTATAATTTTTTCCCCTGAAGGAATACTTGCATTTACGTCAATGCTTCCATCTGCATTAACAGCTAGTTTATTCGCTGGTGTTGTTGGATCGGATACATTGATATCAAGATCTCCATCACTCTCAGTTCTTACTGGTAAACTTGAATCATAATCTGCCATGACTATTCTCCTTTAATTTGTTCTTGCAATTCTGAAATTCTTTCATCTTGCAGGTTAATATTTTCTTTTAATCGTTCAATTTCTTCTAATCTTTGAGCTATTTTAAGTTCGAACTCTGCCCTAGCAGCTTGTACTTTCATTAACTCAACTTGTTTTTTCTTCTTTTCAATATTCATTTTATGCATCCTTTAAGCTACCTATAATTTTAGCAGCATAATTATTAACTTTTCCAGAAGTATTATTAGCTTTTACTTTAATAATTGATCCTGCACTATATTCAATTCCTCCAAAAGGAGAAACAAAATCATAAGCTCCATGCGCTGTTCTTCTTTTGCCTATTATAGCTGTATCGACTAAAACAGAATACTCACTAATACTGCAGCCGCTTGCCTCTACATGTTGTAAGGCTAAAATTTTCCCTGTTGGTACAGTATAAGTAACGATATCAATCGTAGAACCTATAGCAACAGAATTCTGTTCATCAAATGCATTAATTGCTTGGCCAGCAGTAAAAATAACTGGAATAGGGTTACTAGACAAATTTGCAACATTAACATAAAGGGATGATTTATTATTTTGACTTTTATCCCATGCCTCTATTGCGTTAATTAAATCCATTTTTTACCTTGAAAAACAAGGGGGATTTCTCCCCCTTTATGATTACTTTTCGTCTTTTATGACTTTAACAGGTTTTCCCATAGGCTTTTTTTTCATTTCTTCATCGTAATCTTTTTTAGAAATTAACCAAGCCCTACAACCTTCAGTTTTAAGTTCTTTTACTTCTTTTTCATTAAGCTCAAATTCTTTAAATGTAAGTCCAACAACATGAGAACCTAATCTAAATTGCTTGGCCGGATGACGTTTTCTAAGTTTCAAAGATACTTTAACTAGTTTTTCTTTCTTTTCTTCTGCCATTTTATCCTCACAGAAAGGAGGAGGGCCAAGCCCTCCTCATATTAGGTATTAGTAACTTTAATCATTTTTTGCCATAGACCGTAGCCGAATCCTACTCGATAATCGATACCATAAAGATATTTTTTTCTCATGAATCCTGCATCACTGTCACCTTCAAGAGAATTAAACTCTGGATTTTGACGGTTTTGCTTAATAATAGGTTTCATACCATCAGAGATATCTGCAATATACCAATCATTAGCATCTGTTAATCTTGAAGAGTAAGTAATTTGAGAAATTCTACCTTTCATAGCGTTGTCACTATTATTGATAAGTCTCAAAGTATTTAGCTCAATGAATTGATTCTTCAATTGAACTGGACAAACAACTCCAATTTTAACTTCTCCTTCATTCCAAGGCTCACCTGTATCATCTTTGTAAGATAACATAGTTGCCTCAGCAGTATCAATATCAGCTTTAATTTGCGCTAAAGTTGAGCCTGTACCTGTTTGAAGATTTGATTGAACACCTGATTCCCCTTCTTGGTGAGAAGCGGAGAAAAATGGTTGTCCATCATAACAAAGCTCAGTTGTTCCATCTACTAGAGCTTCAATGAAAAGTTTTCTAGGATGGATTCTTGCTTTTCTAGCAAGGTCATTAATTCTGATTTGAACATTACCTAATTGATCATCTTTAAGAGCGTTTCTATCTACAGATAGTGTTGCTTCAAAATCTTTATTAGGAATTTCGTAATCAAATTCACCTAATGATTTAAGTTTTCTTTCATCAACCCATTCAGTTAAAGAAGGGGATTGACCAAGCCATCCATAACTTTCTTTATCTGATGTTGAATTTGTTTCCATGATAAAAGGCATTACATCGGCCGGATCTTCAGCATTATTAAATGCTTTCACAAAAGCCGCGTTTAGACCTTTTCTCAGAGTTACTAATTCTTTTCCTGCATATGTACTCATAATCTAAACTCCTTTTAATTAAACTGCGTAGTTATCAATTCTAACACGTACTTCGGTACTAGAAATGAATTCTACAATTCTTCCAACTGCTAACTCATTAGTTCCTTGAGTTGTAGAAATAGTATTATCATCAGATGCATAAGCTATAGAGCCTACATCTGCCTGAGAAAAACCAGTTCCATTCATCAAGAAAGCACCATACTTCTCTGCTCGACAAGTTAAATCCCCTGCAGCTCCTGCAGAATTATCAACTTTCTCATAAGCAATACCAGCAAAAGCAGCTCCTGCTTCTGCAGCCATTGGTGCCAAATATCCTGCAGCATTATGCTTTACTATTGCGCCTTGATAAATAATATCAGAAGCAACAACAGGATGAGCTAATAGCTTGCCTTCTTTTTCTTTTCTATCAACATTTTCTGTTAATGCAGCCATTTTTACTCCTTATTACTTGTTGTACTCAACGTACTCTTTATCAGTTAAGCCAAGTTGCTCAGCAATTTCCTTTTCTTTAGCAGAAAGTACAATCTCATCATCCTCAGGTGTCTCATCAGATCCTTTGGCTTTTGTATTCATCTTTTCATTTAAAGAAAGAACTTCAAGCATGTCCTTACCTTCATTAAGAGCAACTAGTTGCGCCTTATTAATTTTCCCCTCAGCGAAAAGCTTATCATGAACTTTTTCCTTATCAGATTTTGTAATCTTATCTTCAAGTTCTTTAACCTTATCACTAAGCTCAACATTCTTGGCCTCTTCAGCATCAAGTTTGCCTTGAACCTCAGAGACTTTGTTATTCAGTTCAACAATTTTCTCATTGTGAACTGAAAGTTCAATAGTTGTTTCTGTTGTCACTTTTTCAGCTCCTTGTGATTTATTATTAAGTTCGACAATGGCATCCATTTTCAGGAAAGGATAATTTGTTAATGCGCCTCCTACTAAGGTGGCACCAAATTTTTCCCCTGAGTGTGGATGTTTGTAACTAAATCTAAATTCAGGAGAGAAATATCTGTATTCCTTTTCGCTTAAAGCAGTAATACCTTTTGTATTCCACATGACTTGAGCATAAAGCGTTTGCTTATCAAAAGATAAGAAAACATCTTTAAACCATCCGAACGCCTCATTTTTCTTATGATCCTCGTTTATGCTCAAGTCAACGCCTGTAACTTTAGATTTAAAATTACTTTCCATTGACTCCAAATGTTCTTGTGTTATGACTAACCTACCGTGGATAGGATGCTCACCTTCTGCTACTCTTGCTATTTCAATTATGTGAGGCAACCCTTCATGTAGATCTATAGTTTTAAATTCAGAAGAAAGATTAACTTCTCCTTTATCATTGAATGAGATTTCTTGGCAGCATGGTACTTCTATAAGTTCGCCGATAAATCCTACTACATCCCTTCCAAGAGTTACTTTAGTTTCTGTAGGAGAAATTTGCTTTTCAGATATCGCTACAGCAATAAATTCATTATCATTTTCTTCAATATTATAATCCCAAAAATATTTAGATTTCAAATACTCTCTTGCTTCTTCCTCAGTTTGAAATCTTTCTTTTCCTAGAATTACTTTATGAATAATAGCTCTATCTGAAATATTATTTTCTTCTAGAAATTTTTCAATATCAGTATCTATCTCTAATATTTTCTCTTCTCTAATAAAATCTTTTAAAAAATTCATACTATCCCCTTACCTTTACAAATATGACATTCCTTTGTTTCACCATTAGGCATTTCTATAACGCCCATCCCATGACATTTCCAACAAGCTTGCTTAAAAATTCTAATTAACTTTTTCATAGCGTAATACTCTTCTTAGCTGTTGCTGATGGAGATAAAGTAGATACCTCCAACCCATCAACTCCTTTTGATGTTTTTAAATTTGCTCTTAAATATGATTTACAATTATGATGTAGAGGCGGCGAATATCTCAAGCTCTCAGCATCATTTGTATTAAAAGTTGTTCCTGCTAATTCCTTACAAATAGCAGATTTAGGTGCAATGTTTATAAATGTAAAAGAATGAATTTCCTCTAAAACATCTGGTTCAAAGAAAAAGGCATCTCTTCCTTCATTTACCATTAATGCTGCTGAGTTATTTCCTTTCACTTCTACTTGATTAGATTCAATAAATTTCTCAGCATCATCTTCCATTGACTGCCTAATAACATTTTCATCAGATGATTTAGTCTCAATACCTGAGTAAGAAAAATCAATTCTCTTTTTAAGTTCTTTTATTGAATCTTCACTAATCAAGTCAGATTGTTTTTGAATCAATACTTGAATATAAGTTGGGAGCTTTGAGGCATCATTTAATTTTATTTCATTAACAGATTCTCCATATTTTTCTACCATTCTAATCATATCTCTTTCATGATTATTAAGCTCAACATTTCTCATTGAAGGTATTTCTTTCTTGGCCATATCTATTGCTTTGAAAGCAGTATCAGTTAATGAACGCTTAAGAGATTTTTTTAAATCATTAACTCCGCTCATTTTAATTTTACTTGTGGCCAATTGTTTTTTGCTATCAGCTAATTGCTTATATCTATTCATCACATCATTGATATATTTTGCTGAGGAAAATTCTAAGGTAGCTCGAATATCATCTGCTATTCTGCTTCCTTGCTTAGCAATCAATGTTCTGGGTGTTTTCGGAGTTCCCTTCTCAGATAGTTCAACGTCATCTTGCTCTTCTTGTTTTCCAGAATCGCCTCCATCAGAATTATCATTAGAAGAACTATTAGAAGACTTCTTATTATCTTCATTTTTAGCTTCCTTGTTTTCAAGCATATCTCCATCAGCTTTTTTAGGTAGATTGTGCGATCTTCTTACATGATCTTCTAGAGGCTCATCAGCGGTAATAATTCCCTTCTCGACATAACCAGTTACAACCCTCATAAGCTCTTCGCCTGCTTCATCAGCAATACCAGAATGAATGAGTTTCGGCATAACCTCAACGGAATCGCCAAAATTTAGGCGAACAAGATTAGGAATTAAATTTAGATTAATTGTATCAGCAATCTTGTCTGCAATGTATTCTATTCCATCACGGAAAAATTCAACAGATTGTGCGGTAGAAGATCCTACTGCAGCATTCCCTCCAATACCCATTTCAAGCCACATCGCAATTATAGCACCTGCTATTTCTTCATTCTCTGCTTTAATCGCTATTTGTACTTTTGCAGGATCAAATGTATTAGCTTGATCTAAATTTAAATTATATCCATCAGGTAAAATAATATGTGCTGATTCCGCCTGAGTATATTCAGTCAAAACATCCATAGCATGTTTATATTCATCAGATTCATAATCAATACCAGGAGGAAGAGTTAAAACAGGTACACCAATAGCGCCTTTCTCGATTCCAATAGCTTGAAGCTGCTTATATAAAAGTTTTCTTTTATAATTTCCGTAAAGCATTCTACAGAATGGATAACCTGTATCATTCCCTTTCTTTTCATTGTAAAAAATCAAGAGAGTATCGGCGTCCATGTCTTCATTAACTTCTACATCACCTGATTGTGTTTGATGGATTTTCTCTAATATCCCTTCGCGGTTAAATTTCCACTTATCTAGAGTTCTTTGATCACGCCAAGCTATATTAGCTAGACCAGTGTACGGGCCAAAAGGCTTTTCAACTCTATTTTTATGCACTACTTCAAAAACAGAATGGCCGTGCCAGGGAAATGTTAAAATTTCATCTAGCTTGGCCTTCCATCCATCAGGTACATTATTGAACAGGATATGATGAATTAATGCCGCTACTTCTAAATCTTTCTTTTCATCAGATGCTGGTTCAATATCCCATTTAGCAGATTTTATAGGGTTGTTGATTGCATGATAAGGTTTTCTGATAGAAGCATCTGATAAGAGCATTTTAGCATAAGTCTCTTGACCTGCTTCTCCGATTAGGTTTTTTAGATAATCATTTTGGACTGTATCTGCTGTTATTAATGTCCCTGATTTGCCTTTAGGTTTGAAATTAGTTTTAGGAGTTTCTTTTTCCGTAAAATCTTGATCTGCCATGATGCCTCGATTAAGGGTATTAAATTTATTATTGACTGAAATCATAAAATTGTAAAATGAATTAATTTGTTCTGACAACCCAAATCAATATTTTTTTATGACGCGGAGAGTATTAGGCATACGATTTTATTTGATCGCAGAAGCTCATATTTCGATTCTAAGCTTCTCTAGTTTTGAAACGTGATGAATGAGTCGTATTTTTCTTTTGAAACGATTTACGGTAAGGTTCTGATGTTTTGTTGGTGTCTTTCATGCTACCCACGGAACCTAATTCATCCAAATGCTGAATTGCTTGAGTTGCTGAATCAACTTGATCATCATGCTTACCATTAGGAAATACCATTAATTCTAAGATAAAGTCATTTATCCATGGAGCTATCATAGGATCAGGAAAGTATATATCTCCCGATTTAAATAACGGAGCCTGTGACTGTGCGCGTTCAACTTTAGATCCATTCGGTTCAACTTCAATGATACGCTTAATATTATTTTTGCGAAGCATCGAAATGATACCTGGACCATTAGCTTTATCTTCAATCAACAATGCTTTATAGTCAGGATGTTTAGTTATAAACAATTCACATGCCTCTAGAGTTTTATCAAATCCCATTCTAGATCTAACCATATCAGGTAAAAGAAATATATCACCGGTTGAACTCCTCCCCCACTCAGTGCCTACAACAAAATCAGTCTTATTTTTTTTATTCTTAGACTTTTCTTTAAAAGTCATATCCCATGAGTGACATTTATAAACTATGTCTTTTGGTATTTGAGTATAGAATTTAAAATGTTCTCTTTTAAAAATATTACCATCTGCAGGAGCAGGACGTTGCTGCATTTGTCCTGCAAACATTTCTGCATCAGAAACTCGCATAGCTTCTAAATCATCTTCATTGTGTTTCGCTTTCCAAAGCGCTTCGCCTTTTTCACGCGGATCAAATTCACTTTTACCATCTTCATTCAATGCAGGAAGATTGAGATGATAAAATTTAAATTCACTTCCTCCATCTAAAAGAAACCCTGCTAAATCGTCTTCATGCAATCTCTGCATAATAATTATTATCGGAGTATCTTTAGAATTTACTCTAGATTTGATTGTATTATTAAATCGATCATTAATTCGTGAACGAATTGTATCACTGGCAGCGTCATCAGGCTTAAGCGGATCATCAATTAAAATTGCACCATTAAACTCAAAAGGTGCATCAGGATCTTGAACAGTACCAGCACCAAATCCAGTAATCTGCCCTCCTGTTGCTACGGCATACATACCTCCGCCCATATGATTAAACCATTTCTTTTTGGATTGTGAATCTTGTTTCAAAACCATTGGCCATCGAGATTGATACTCATCACTCGTTACAATTTCTTTAATTGCAGAACTATTATCTAACGCAAGATCATCAGAATAAGATAAATGTAAAAATTTACATTTAGGGTTACGAGCTAAACACCAACTAACAAATGCTTTAATTACAATTTCTGTTTTTGAATATCGCGGAGGAAGATTAATTAGCAGGTAGGTAATCTCTCCGCGATAAACTTTCATAAGAGCATCACAAATAGAATCATGATGCCAGTTTTCGAGAAATTCTTCTCGTTTAATTTCTCTAAACATCCATTTCAAGAATTTTTTTAAATCTTCTTCAAGCTCTAATGTATCTAATCGATGCTGTATGGATTCAACTGAAGGAATTTCTAGATTACTTATCACTTTGAGTTTTCTCCGCCATTGCTTTAAGAGAAAGCAATTCTTCCTTGGAGAGTTTTTTTAAATCAATTGAATTAGTATTTTCCATAGAACCAGTTAAATTAATATTTGTCTGTTCACGTTCTTTTCCAAGAATATGATTCACAAACCAATTAATTTGAACTTGATCCCCTCCCTCCATAGATTTAAGAATAGACTTAATTACCATTTTGTCTAAAGCAGGAGTATTAGCTGCCCGATATAATTTATTAAGTTCTGCCTTAGGGAGAGTAATATAGCGATTAAGTATATTTTTAAATTGTGTTCTAGTTTTAAGAGACAAGGCTTTTTCTTCATCAGTCATCTTCGGTCTACCAAAGCCTTTAGATTTAGTATGCCCTTTTTTAAATTGTGTCGCACGTTGTCGAGCCGCCTTCTCAGGATCTTTTGACATTTTAGATTTGCCTTTCTTTTTTACTGCCATGCGATAGCCTTTTTTATGCCTAATTACTATTTCGCCTTGAATTAATGGTATCACATTCTATCGACGATCGAAACCTCAAGTCAACTATTTATTTTTTGTTTAGACGCACAAGTAAACCTCAGATGTAAGATCGAAAAGTGAAAGTGACACTTTATCACTTTTTCTACTTACACTCCACTTTTTTACGGTACACGCACACATATATTTTATTTTTATGTATTATATATATAAAACAAAATATCACTTTATAACTTCCTTAGCGGTTTTAATGACTTGACGCGGATCTGAAATATAAATAAAGTATCACCGAGTGATAAAATTTTATCACTTTGACGCAAAACTAAGACACAATGCAAGGTAACAACTCTCCGCGCAGTCACAGTGCACCAAAACAAAAATGATTGAAGTGATACTTTTAAAAGTGACACTTTTTATCACTAAATTTTTAATTAAATGCTGTCAGAACTTTCGATTGACTCTCCGATCCCAGAGATATGGAACCCTTTATTGGTATTTTTTGTAGTAAAACCTGCATCATTCATGGCGTTTAAAAAGCTCATTTTTCCCATTTGATTTTTAGAATCAAGATAGGTTTGCTGCCATGTAGCAAACATTTTCCATATTTTTGATCTTAAAATTTTCTCTTCTTTATCCAAAAATACAGAAGTGATATGACCGTCTACGTCGATAGGTTCTTCAATAATAGAATTAATAAAGCTCCAAATACAGTCATCTTTCTTTGACCATTTATCGACATTCTCTTGACTTTTAATAGTTTTTGTATATTCACCATTATTATCTACGGCCAATTTTTTAAGGCCATTCAATGCAAAAGTAAGTACACCAAGAGGATCATTATTAAATAGATCTTTAGCAATTTCGGTATTAGGTCTACCATTATATTGCTTACTAAAATTGATAATACTGAAACGCCTTTTCATAGCACCACTATAACCTTCGCCGGTAATGGGCATCTTATTAGCGCCAAAGATATGTAGAGCAGGCAGCTTAGTATAAACATCATCACGCTTCTTAATTTCAATTCTAACGATGTCCTGGTCATCTACTTGCTTAACAATATCATCATCAATCCTACAGTTGGTTTTGATATCGCTTACGATATTCATAAGCTTACCAATCATAGAGGTCATATGAAATCCATGGAACTTATCAGGAGAAACACCACTGATATTTTTATCATTCTTATGGAGTTGCTTTAGTATTTTTATAGTTGTTGATTTCCCTGTAGATGTTTTACCTAGCAAAACAAAAAATTGAGGAAATTTAGGCATTAAGCTTGCGCCAAACATTTGTTGAACAAGGTCAAAACTTTCTTTATCTTCTTCTAGATACTCATATAACCAATCTTCAAAATCATCATTACGTCTAGAAGTATCATGAAGATAGTCACTATATTTTTGTTCAATAATAGTAGTACAGAAATCACTTTTGTCATGTTCTTTAAATACTAATTGATATTCGTTATTTTTATTTCTCTCTAGATGGAGAGTACCATCTAAGAAATTGGCCATATCATTTCGAGGAGCAAATAGATCGACATCCTCCGGCTTTTCAGGAACGTAAAGTGTGAACATTTTAAATACTGAATCAAGCTTTCTTATGGAGAGTTTATTCTTATATTTAGAATTTAACTTAGTTTTTAGAATATGAATTTTAGCTTCATCCAAAAACTGCCAGTGCTTATCTTTGTAGTAAAATAGATTCACTGCATCTTGTTTAACAATTAATCCACTACTAAATGTTTCGCTATCTTCATCAAAATCAGCGCCGAATATGTTCTCCATAAGCCATCTAACGCCGATAAACTCATTATTAAGCTTAGTAGGTGACTCAGCATTTGCAGGCATATCAACAGTAGTAGGGCGCTTCTCAGGATCTAATTTTTTCCAGATGGTACACTTAGCAGAGCAGTAAATTGATTTACATTCATCTTGACAACCAAAATTATAATTGTTATGCCGCTCATATATATTATTAATAATCGCTGTTAATTCTGATAGCGGTAAATCATTCTCAGATGCCCATGTTGACAAATCCCTTTCACATGCTTTTTGCGTTTTACCTGTACGAAAATAGTCGTTTACTATACGGAGCGCAGCATTGTTTCGACCGATATCATCACATCTAGATTCTAGCATTTTGGTAATACATATTTTTCCATCATACTTTTCAAAAGGAGATGGTTTAACTAATGTACCTGCTTTTTCCTTTTCAATTTCGTATGACTTTCGTAGTACTTTTTCATATTCAGAAACCAAAACCTCAGAGGTTTCGTTTTCCATTTCAACATACTGCATGAAATCATAACAGTGAGGCTCTTCACATTCTTCTAGAATATTATCTAACTCTCCAAGCCTTACAACATTCTTATAAAGTCCGCTCTTTTCATGTTTAGTAAAAGGAACTCTAAATTTACGATTATAGTTATAGATAGAATCATCTAGTGTAGGGAAATCATCCTTCAAATGCTTAGCTAAATCTTTTAATTGATTTGGTAAATGTTCATTTGCTTCTAATGGAAATAAACTAAAAGGAATCATTAAATGAAATCCTTTATTACCACTAAAAAATAAAACATATTGGTTGTTATTAAGCTTAAGCCATTTAATAAAATTATCTACATCGTAGAGAGCATCTGCAGGATCATCTGCATCGAAATCAAAGCTAACCATATTTAAAGCAGGTCTAGCTATTCCCTCATATTGAGTAAAGGTTTTACCATTACATTTAAATTCAGGATTAGAGGGCGTTTGACCAGATAAATGATATTCATATATGGATTTGCCTTCAGTATCCTTTTTATTTGTATCCCATTCGAGTTTTAAATAATCGTTATCTAGATCGAAATAACAGCAATATGCTGTATCTCCGTTATGATTTAGAATTTTATCATACAGATTACAGGACTTTAGGTGCCCTTGAGTTAACTTAGAATGCTTCTTGCTTAAAAAGTAATTAACGTAGTTTCTCATTTAATTTCCCTGAAAAATAATATTAGAAAGCACTTTTTTTAATTTGACAAGGAGATTTTTTATTTCTTATAATTTTAGATACTTCGATATCCTTTCCCTGATAAGATTGGTGATGAGAGTCCTTAGGCATCTGATTTTTCAGGTGCCTATCTTTTTAGTATTCAAATAAAAATAAATTTTCATATTGACAAAAAACTTGTTGACGATATCGCTTGGATATCTTTTAATAGGTTTTCAAAATTAATTATCAGGGAGAAATAAAATGAATGAACAAGAAATAATTATAAAAGATTTAAAATCAAAAATTGAAATTGCTAATCTTAAAATAGCAGAGCTAAATCAAAAAAATCAAATTATGAATCAAGCCTTAAAAAGCGAATCAGAAGAATTAATGAAACTAAGAAAAGAAAGGAAATCATTAATAGAATCTGCTGATAGAGAAATTAACCAACTAAGAGGAGATATAAAACTTCTAGAAGACGACAACAAAGCTATATCAGAACATAATATTGCATTGGAAAATAAAATAAGAGTACTTAAAAAAGCTATGAAGGAGTTATTATAATTATGAAAGCAGAAATCAATTTAGAAAACAAAGAAGAAGCAGCTAGACAAGTTGCGCTTATTCAAAAATCAATCGATGAACTTCTAGAGGTTATTGAGACGCAGAAGAATGAGCTTTTAAATAATGTTAAAGTTATGAAAGAAGCAGAAGATCATATTAAGACCTTGGAGAAAAGCACTATTGATTTGACTCAAACGATAAAGGGCATTCATATGATTCTAGGATCTAGAAAAGATAAGTTTGAAGGAGATGAAGAGATGAACGAACTTATGAACCATTTATCCGTATTCGTAATGGGATCAGGTTCAATCAAAATAGGAGTAATGGAAAATGAGAGAAAAAACAATAACAGTTAGTCCTGCACAAGCTCAAAGTTTATTCAATGTAATAGATCATTTGGTAGCTGAAAATATAGAGTTAAGAGAAGCTTTAGCGAAACAAGAAGCTAGAAATAAATTTAGCTCAGAAGATTATTATAGGGAATTAAGGAAGGAGATAGAAAATGAGTCAACAAATGGGTTCATCACAACTGCTAGATTTCAAAACCAAAGTAGACGTGGTAGTAAAGCTTTTTCCTAATGATGCTCATGCATGTGTGGATAAAGTGTTCTCTACTCCTTTTGAAGCAGAAAAATATGTAGCTAAAAAAGAAAAACAAGGATCTAATTATAAGTATGAAATTGAATCTAAGGAGATAGAGTGAAATTATTAAAAAGAATATTTTTTGTTTTAACTAATTGGTTAACTATATTAACTTCGCCGGTATGGGTGCTTCCTGTATTTTTATTTCTAATTTTTACTGATTCTAATTGCGCCTATAAATATTTCTTTAAAGGTCAATTGTCTATATTTTTCGAGAAATAAAATGGGAAAAACTCAAAGAAAAATATATGAAGATTCTCGTTATTATTTATCCTTATATAATTTGGATGTTGTAGAGATAAATAAAAAAGATTCTGATTTTATTACTTTGAGATTAATAACCAGCGATAAAAAAGTTGTAGCTAGAAAAACAGTATCAAAAATAGATTTTAGCTATCCTATGCAGGTACAAGATTTAATTTTAATTCATGCTACCGATAGAGGTAATAATGAAGGCTTAAGGGAATAGGAATGAAGGTTAGAGTTAGAAAATGCGTTTCATATAGATACTATAAAGTTCCGCAACAAGATGGAGAGATAGGGATTAAAGACATTGAAAAGCTAGATAAAATAGAGTTTATTTTTAGCGAAGGAATGAGCGAGCAAGAAAAGAAACGTATATTAAATAGATGGAAAAATAAAGACATAACCATAAAGGAGTAAGTATGAAATTTGTAATTTACAGAGACAAGAAAGGCGAATGGCGCTGGCATTTAAAAGCGCGAAATGGACGTATTGTTGCGGAGAGCGGCGAGGGCTATAAGAGTAAAGCGCATTGTAGAAAGATGGTTAAAAAGATTGAAATGGGTGCTTTTAGCGCTGAAATAGTGGAAAAATTATGAATCAAATAATGAATGAAAA